CCTTATACACACTGTCTTCTGCTTCCGCCGATTCTACCGCTCGGGTACCTAACCCCTCCTCCTCTAATTGACTTGCTAATAACGTTTGCTCTAACTGCATTTGTTCTAAATCATCACCAACACCCTGCTGTTGCTCTGCTTGCTGCTCTGCTTGCTGCTCTGCTTGCTGCTCTGCTTGCTGCTCTGCTTGCTGCTCTGCTTGCTGCTCTGCTTGCTGCTGCTCTTTTCTTTGTTGGTCGTATCCTTGACCAGATGGATGTTTTTTTATAATCTTTTCAATTGGTATATCATCTGGTATACCTTTATAAGCAAAATCAATATAAATTATAGATTGATCCATTAACAGTATTTCTATCATATCTTCTTCTAAATCTGTAATTTCACCACTCACTACTAATTCTTCCTCTGCTTTAAAAAAAATATTTACCTTTGTACCTGGAACCAATCCGTTTTGCCTAGCATATCCAGTAGTATCATCCCGACTTAATAAATATATTCCTGTAATCGACTTATTATCTAATACACCAGATTTACCTATCGTTATATTAAGTACTGCTGCATCTAAATCATCCACCGAAATTAATTTAATCTTAAAACTATCTATATATTCTATTACATAACGTTTCATATGTAGATCTGGGTCTGATGGTGCTACTATTTGTATAATATCCTTTAATTGTAATTGTATATCGGTAACTTGCGACGCCATATCTTATAGATAGACTAGAAATTATTATTCTATCTAAAACAAATTAGATACCTTATTTAAATACTCTATAATAGTATCACATATACTAGGTAGTAATACTTCCAATGTAAGATCCGTACCTGGTTTTAATGCTATTCGCAAAACACTTTCCAGATTATGCGGATGACTTTTAAAGAAACTTACAAAGGTTAAATCATTGCTATTTTCATAATACGTCTGATAAATGTAATATTCTAACAATTTACCTATACTATAATCCTCATACATAATCACATCTTTACTATTCGGTATCGTCGTTTCACTATCTTGTATAGTTAATCCTTCCATCTTACGAATCATTAACAACTTTTCTACCATTATCTTACACGCCGTTTTTATCAATACTTCGTTTTCATATATACCTAGAGACTCCAACACGAAATCATAACTGCGCTCTTTGAAATACCGTTTTCCCTCCAACAACATCCAGTTTTCTCTTTCCTTATCCTGTTGCTCCGGGGTGTCATATGTACGATTTACTACGTTTTGCTCCCACGCCATATTTGCTGCAGTAGTATTTATAGTATTACCATAACTACACGTACTAGCTACATTATAACAACCATTTGCTTTGGCATTAGATATACTTATTTTTGCAGTTAGTTTTAAAGATTCACCTTCCAAATCCTTGGTAATACTCGGTTTCAATCTACAAATAACAATAGGATCATTGGTCAAACTATCCCTTGGAAACAATCGTTGGGGATCCATCTTCACCAACAAGTCCTTGTTTAAAGGATTTACTTGATCCGAATCATCCGGAGGCACTTGCCTTATCTTTATATCATCTGTAGTAACATACATAATATCTTTTGTTGTATTTACTACTTCAATGTAAAATTCTACTTCTCGATACGGTAAGGTAAAATCGGTTAAATGAATAGGAATACATGACATACGCTGCTTTAATACCTCATTGTTTTGTCTACACGTATTCGTCTCTATATGTACATCATTTTCCGCATAAGGAAAGGTCTTAAATACATATACCGGAATATCAGACAATATAGTGCGACGTAGAGCATTCACTAGACTAACATCACATTGTTGAAAAGTACATTCTAGACGACCTTCATATTTTGGTTGATTTTTCACAATAACCGGTAACTCAGCCATTTTAGTATTATATATAATCTTTATTTTTATAAATCAATTTTACAAAAGAATTTATTTAAATACTTCTTTTTATTTACTATAAATGAGCCATATCTTATACTATAGCAATCATTGCGAAAATTCTAAAAAATGTATCCACCATTTAGGGAAATTTAATCTAGACGACATTCACTATCTATGTATCGACAAACGAATACAAAAAAATAATGCTACCTATCTAATCATAGAAGATAAACATGAAGTATTATTACCACCCACCGTAACTAAAGTACCTGCTTTATTACTACTAAATAAAGGACATCACGTGATTTATGGTTCCGACATTTATAAATATTTTGAACCGAAAATCAATTCTCTACAACAAAGTGCTACCACCATTCACGAAGAACCCGTATGCTATTCTTTAAACCAAATGAACAATGTTTCCGATCAATACAGCTTTTTAGACCAAAGTAGCGATGAACTCTCTACTAAAGGAAATGGTGGGTTACGACAAATGCACAATTATGTTCCTATAAGTAGTGTAGATAATATAGATACTCCACCTGATAATTATAAAGCCGATACCATTGGCAATGTATCTGTAGATAGCATGGTTCAAAATAGAAATCAAAGTATATAAAATATTTATTTAAAAATAATATTTTTAGTTAAGTATATGAGTTCTAACAATAAATTAGTCTTAACTACCTTTATCGGCGAAGTTTCTAATTTTGTAAACCTGTTATGCTCTTTACTTCCTGAATCTAAAGAACTTGAACAAAACAAAACCTATTTTATTAGTTGCAAAAAAGTCAATCCTCGTGCTATTATTATAAGTTGGCAAACTGATATTGCGGAACACTTTAAGTTACCTATTCAAGAAGGCGATATTTCTTTTTTTGTAAAACACGATTATCAAAATGATCCTTATTTAAAAGATTATTCTTCTTTTATTGTTAAAATGTTTGAAAACCTTAAACACAATATAAATAAACTAAAAGAAGACGACAAACAAACGTGCATGACTTATATTCAAAATTTATCTAAAATTAGTCAATTGTATATTGTTTAAAATATGATATTAAATAAATCCAATGATATATTTAATATAAATGGAAGATTTTGAAAAAATTATAAAAGATTTTACCAAAGATCTTCTTGTGTCATTTCCTGAACTTAAACAGGATCTTCACAAAGACATTGAAACGGTTTGTTTAGACAAAGAAGATAAAAAGGATGCACTTGCTCGACTATACGAACATACTAATCTTATTTTTCCGCAAAGATTTTTTGATATTTTATACGAAAATCAAGACATGTTTGCCAATGAAGAAAATAATCTAGAGTTTCTTCCTGGTATTGATTTTAAATTATTATGGAAAGAAGAACTATCTGACAATACTAGAGAATGTATATGGAAATATCTACAATTACTACTTTTTACGGTTGCAGGTAAACTATCTTCCAATGAATCTTTTGGGGATACGGCCAAACTATTTGAAGCTATTGATGAAGATGAACTAAAAAATAAACTACAAGAAACCATGGATTCTTTACAAGATATGTTTAAAGACGTCGCTAACAACCAAAGTAATAGTGAAGGTGACGCAGAGGACTCGGGTGACGCAGAGGAGTCGGGCGACGCAGAGGAGTCGGGTGACGCAGAGGACTCGGGCGGCGACAGTAAACCATCCTTTACCATGCCTGATCCTCAAAACATCCATGCTCATATTCAGGACATGTTTGATGGAAAAATAGGTAATCTAGCCAAAGAAATTGCCGATGAAACCATGAAAGATATGAATATAGACTCAAACAATGTTGAATCGGCGCCTGATTTGTTTAAAAATTTACTAAAAGATCCTAAAAAATTAATGGGTTTAGTACAATCTGTAGGGAAAAAACTAGATGAAAAATTAAAATCCGGTGAAGTAAAAGAAACTGAACTGTTAAAAGAAGCAAGTGACATGCTTAAAAAAATGAAGGAAATGCCAGGTATGAATCATATGGAAAGCATGTTTAAAAAAATGGGTATACCCATGCCAAATGGGGCAAATGCCGGCGGGGGTAAAATGAATTTTGGCGCCATGGAAGGAAGATTGCAACAGCAAATGCGGCAAGCTAAAATGAAAGAACGCATGCGGGAACGATTAAACAAACAACCCAAAGCATCTACGGGGCCACCGCCTTCCGTATCACAGGCTGACATTGACCATGAAGTAGAAAAATTAATGACCAATGTTTTCTCTACAGGAGAGACGGTTGAACGAAGTGTACGTCCTAAGAAATCAGCCGATGGCGACAATAGTAAACCTAAAAAAAAGAAGAAAAAGAAAAAAAATAAATAGACTAAAATATATAGATGTCTAGCACTTTCTGGATTAATGAACCAAATATACTTATTGACTTTAAACAACCATTATTACCTAGCAACACCCTAAGTTGTGAAGAAAATATGAATGCTATTACTAAACTAGTGATAGTAGGTTCGATGTTTGGTTTAGTGTTAACTGAATCTTTGAACTATATCATCAGTGGAATTTTAACCGTATTACTACTTATATTTATTTATTATCAAACAAAAAAAAAAGAATACTACGATAACATGCAAAAAGAGGATAACTGTAAAAACTTAAAATTAAAAGGGATATCTAAAGAGCCTACTAAGGATAATCCTCTTATGAATGTAGCATTACCAGAAATTAGCGGTAATCCTAATAGACCTCAAGCAGATAAATCGTATACCAAACAAAACATTAAGAAAATCAATGAAATGGTAAAAGAAACTATTCTCGCCGATGAAGGAATAGATCCACGATTGTTTAAAGATTTAGGCGATGAACTAAATCTTGATCACTCCATGCGACAATTTTATACAACGGCCAGTACTACTATACCTAACGATCAAGATGGGTTTATGAAATTTTGTTATGGTGACATGAAATCATGTAAAGAAGACAATAGTGTCTGCACAGGCAACATACCTACCTATAATCATTTATCTTAATTAAGATTTCATTTAAAAAAAATATATATTTGATGTATATAATGTTTAATCATGATTCACGAATGTTAAACGACCAATGTGGATATACTTTAAAAAACAAAGAAAGTGCTGAAGCATGCAGTTATAGATTAACCAATTTTCATACCAAAGATTGTAATATGAAAAAAGTAATCGACTTTGCTACCACTCAACCCAGCATGTTCTATAAGGGGGGACATCAAACTGGAATGAACGGTTGTAATATTAAAGAAAATTCCAATCTACTTATGGGAGGAATTCAAACGCATCCTAAAACTCGCCTATCTCTACAAACTAGACCCTATGTCACGGTTCCTTATTTAGGAAAAGGACCCGGTAATTGCGAACTTGAAACTAAAATGCTTCATTCCAATCAAGATAACCACAAAAAATCAGTGCAATGTAGTAGCGAAAAATCCTATATTCCCTATGTACATTATCCACTACAAGAACCTATTAAACAAAAAATAACTAATCCCAAACATTTAGTAGAAGAAGACGCAGCCTCCGGATGGGTAAGAGGCGGTATCTCTACCCGCGATCTTACACGACAAAAAAATTTTGCCGAACAACACAATAAATATCAATATTCGTAATTGATATGTACAATACTAGTTTTCTATGTACTTATCAACTAATGGATCAAGGTGATCTTAGTGACGATCTATATCGCTGCCAATTTTTACAAGCGTGTAACCTAAAAGAATGGGATGGTGATACCATACATAAGGTAATCACCTATTTAGAAACGCTAACCAAAGATGACGATACTTTTAAAAAAGCATTATCCTATCCTAATATACAACAAGAATTCTTATTTTTATTAGCACAACCCTATTTCCATAGTACACATCGTTGCATTTGTGATATGATAGCACAGGGAAGTGTACAAGAATGTCACCGTGATGTCTTATTCAGTATTTTAATGAAAAAATAATACCTAATCCTATACTATATGGCTTCTACTAGAAATATTAACAACATTAATAACTATTGCCACGAACAAACTGAACTCAAAAAACACAGAGATTATGTTATTCAGCCAATGAAAAGATCTCATAGTAATCCTGCTTATCCTAATGTAGGCATAAATGCACCACAATATATGCCTAATACCGAATTATCCAAGGACAGTGTGGATATTGAATCCAGATTATTTGGTATTAATGCTACTAATCTAGTGAATCCTCAAAGTAGCATGTACCCAACCTTATACACTTTACCGACTAAAACCTTTTTCAAAAGACCGTACCACATTTATCCACAATTTCATTATTATCAAGATAATCAAAGACCTCAATTTAAATAACTTAAAGATAAATACTATACTCTCTAGTATAATGACCGATACCCCTGAAGTTGCTCCTGCGCCTGAAGTTGCTCCTGCGCCTGCTGCTGTTAACAACGACACGTCGCTACAACAAAAACTCGTGGATGTGAATGTAAATACACAAAACGCGGCTCTTAACGTTATCATTGGTTTTATCACATTGGGTCAACAACGTGGTGTGTATAGTATCCAAGAGTCGGCGAAAATATGGGAATGCATTCGCATGTTTCAACAACCACAAGTTACTACAAATGAAGTAGAACAACAAGTAGAGCAACAAGTAGAGCAACAAGTAGAGCAACAAACTACAAATGCTATCAACATGGAAGTGAATGATTAATTAGATATTTAGCTATGTTTAAAATAAATATAACTATATATATCAAAATGGCCTTTACACGATTTAATTACGATGAAGCTAGAACCAATAAACGCCTTGAAGAAAATATAGGGGTATCCTTATATCAATTTAATGTACCTGGTAATGGTCCTGCTCCTTATTACTACGAAGACCCTCAAATACGTCTCACGAAATGGGGAGGTAATTTACATAATAATTCGGTTGATATTGAAAGCGATTTTAGAGGTCTTACACGACCTTTATCCAAAGATTGCCACACCTATGGAACTTATAAAGTAAATGGTCAAGAAAGAAAATGCCCTAAGTATACTGATACCACTAGACAATCTAGGGTCACTCATCCTGTATGGTGGTACAGAGACATGGAACAAACTAAAAATGATATCCTCCCTTTGGATCCTCAAGAAAATGTATGCTACCCTTTTGAAGTAAATGTAAATACGCAACTTCTTGAAAAAGACGAGTATCAACCTCCCACTTTTAATAAATCTTTAGGCAAGTAGAATCAACAAGAAATATATTATTATTGTATATATAATGGAATTCGCTATACCTATATTAGCCATCGGCGGATGGTTCGCCTCTTGCGAAAATAAACAACCTTCTAATACGAAAGAACACTATTCTAACCGAAAGACTGTGGATGACTGCGATATTTCTAGTTATGCTAAACCGTCATGCCAACAACCTTGTAACGATAGCACTACCGGTGCAAACCATTTTTACGGAAATACTGTTAAACCTAACGCAGATACTCAATTTGAATCTCTTACTGGAAATTATATGAATAGCAATGATATTCAACACAATAATATGACCCCTTTCTTTGGGTCCAAAACTAGAGGTCACGCTTTTGTAAATGAACAAAGCAGTGATTCTACTTTAGATCTCAAGCAAGGAAAAGGATCTGAATCCATTAAAAAACAAGAACAAGCACCCCTTTTTAAACCTCAGGAAAATATGCAATGGACCCATGGCATGCCTAATCACGGTGACTTTATGCGCTCCAGAATGAATGCTCCTAACTCCATGAATAACGTGAAACCATGGCAAGAAGTACAAGTTGGACCTGGTATCAATCAAGGATACGACAATAATAACGGAAGCGGAGGCTTTAACAGCGGCATGGAACAGCGCGATCTATATCTACCTAAAAATGTAAATCAACTACGAACAACCAGTAACCCCAAAATTACTTACTCACTTGATAATCGCCAAGGACCCGCGCAGAGCGAAATTAAACAATTAGGTAGTCTAGGAAAAGTGGAAAAATATACACCCGATACATTCTACAAAAATGATCCTGAACGATATTTAACTACTACCGGTGCTTTCCTTAAACCCGGTATGGATGAAAATTATCTTGCACCTAACATCAACAGAAATACGGACCCTACTAATTATATGGGCGGTGCTGGTACTTCCAGTAAAGAACTCGTTGCTGGTAAATATCTACCACCACACAAACAACAACTCGCTAACAGAAAAATGGTCGATCTACACAGCAGCCAAAAAGCACACATAGACGACCACGGACAAAGCGGTATCCACTACAACACGAACAACCGAAGCGTTATCAACAGCGAACGGGAAGGTAATCCCAGTAGTTTAGTAGATGCTATGATTAGTCCCGTGATGGATTTCCTACGACCCGGGAAAAAAACTAACTTTATCGGTAATATACGACCCAACGGTAACATTCAAAATGAAAACGGAACCTACCGCGCTCCTACCGACCGTATCGCGCCTACTACACGCGACACTACTCTTTATGACCCCATGGCACTCGGCGCCATGCCCAACGGTGTCGCTGCGTCTAAACACGCTTCTACCATGCGACCTCTTGATCCTCTAGACAACAATCAACGTAGTACTACTAACTATAGTGTGTTGGGTGGTGCAAGTAGCGGTGTCGGTAACATGACCTCCTATGAGGCGGGTTATAATATGGATATCAAACACGACAAAACACAAACCGGACATATACTTCAAGGTGGAATGAACTTGTATCAAGGCAACATCAATCAAGAGTGCAGTCGCCAGGAACTGCCTACTCACCGCGTGGAACGCGGTTTTAGCAACAACGTTGGTCCGAATATGACCACCATGGGTAAAATGAAAACCCCGCAAACCTATGAACAACCAAACCACTCTCGTATGGATCCTAATCTTCTCGCTGCTTTTAAAAATAATCCTTATACCCACAGTCTTAGCAGTGCTGTTTAAATTTATTTTGTTTTTTTAGACAAAATAAATCTAGTTTTTGTTTTTACGTCTAGTTGTTTTACGCTTCTTTGTTTTGCGATTTTGCGTATTACGTTTACGTAATTTTAACTTTTTATTCCTAGTATAACGTTTTGCCTTTCGCAACCAACGACCGGGAGAAACACTCTTCCGCGGCTTTCGGCGAGACTTTTTATGATTCCGTTTGTGTTTTCTTCTTGTTTTTTTACCACCCCTGTTTCTTTCACGTTTAGCAGCAGAATCACTACTTCCATCACTCCCAGATACAGCAGCATCACCACCAGAACTATCATCAGTAGCAGTGACCATTGGCACATCTCCATCACCACGATCATCCACAGATGCTGCAGCATCATCATCTTCATCCACAAATGCTGCAGCATCATCATCTTCATCATCCACAGATGCTGCAGCATCATCACCAGTAGCCATTGGCGCAGCAGCCATTGGCGCAGCAGCAGCACCAGCAGTAGCCATCGGCACAGCAGCAGCATCTTCATGATCCACAGGCGCAGCAGCATCTTCATGATCCACAGGCGCAGCAGCAGCACCAGCAGCAGCCATCCGCGCAGCAGCCATCGGCGCAGTAGCCATCGGCGCAGTAGTCATCGGCGCATCATCATCGGTCTTACCGTGAGAGACCAGTCCGAGACGAGGAGGAGGACGCGCCATCACTTCTCTAAGTGATGGCACTGCAGGAGTAGTTGTATCATCCTCATCAACTACTTCTATATTAGGTATAAATTCTCCTTTTTCATCCATATAAAATGATTCATTAAAAGTTCTTAAAATGAGAATTACTTTAGAAAGGATATATTCTAAAGATTTTTCAGCACTATAACGATCAGTAATTTCAGTACCCTCAGTTTCCATTCTATTACCAAGATCCTGATAAATACTATCCCTTAGTTGTTTAGGTTCACTTTCAGTTGGATAATAAAATTTACTATATAGCATATATTCAAAATCAAACTGTAGAGACGCTTGATCCACTTCTAACTGATATAAGTCTAGTATAGTAAAGAAAAAACGCATTACATCACTATAACGACTATAAGGTATCAACGTTAATAGTAATGGATTTACTACTTCATAGGGGTCTTCTTCATCTTCTATATATATATCTAATAACATTTTAAACAGCTTTAACTCATTATCAGTTGGTTCTGACCATATTTCGGTTGGAATGAGATCTTTAAAATAATAATATATACACTTTACCTCTCCAGTAGTTATTTTACCTCCTTGTTGTCGTTTTGTAGTCCCTCCTGCCGAATCTCGTGTCCTTTTTTTATTATCAAGATTCGAGAGCTGCGGTGCAGCTTGTTCCCATGCAGCTTGTTCCCATGCAGGTTTTATTTTTTTAGCGGGACGGGTGTAATCCTCTTCCTCCTCTTCCTCTTCGTTAATCATGTCGTCGGTTCTGTCTACTGACACAGGAAAAAATTGTGCTAAATCCTTTAATAACTTTTTCTTTTTCACTCTTTCAGCCTCATCAACATCATTTGGTAGCACTACACCCGACAAAATATCTAATTGACGTTTTGTAGTTCCACTCCAGGCATCCAGTTTTAATTCAGCAAATTTTGTGAGTGTACTTTTAAAATCTTCTTTATTGCGTAAACCACATTCAGTTTTAAAATATATATCCAAAGCATATAAAAAACGAACATAATCTTCTTCTTTTAGTGGTTGACCATCATTAGTTGTTGATGCTACTAAATATTGTAGTAGTAATCTTCCTACATAACCATTTGGTTTCCAATTTAAGGGTGAATCATCTGGATCTTTTTTTTCCAGTGTTGTTCTTAATAAGCTTAACATATCTTGATTAATAAAAATGCTTTCATCCTTAATCAATGTATTTTTTGTAAATTCGTCTAATGTCGTTTCATTATTTGTTCCTCTTAATAAATAACTACCATTAACACCTTTATTAACATAACCAAATGGATATTGCGTTCCTAATGGAGTCAATAGTAACCCTGATTGACTATACTCCACTAAATGTTCTAAAACAATTGGACCGTGAAAACCAGTTAATAAGCAATATCCGGTACCGGCAGTTTCATTTATTTTTTGTCTTACTAATTGACATACACTTTTTAGCGCCTGATTATCAATATATTCAATTTTTTTTTTTCCAAAAAATTCATCAAACCATAAACTTACTATCCGCTTAGTCGTACTTTCCAACGTTAATGTATAAAGACCACACGCTCTTACAAATCTATCACATACCGCTTTAATGAAATCATCTTCCTTAGTATCTAAATTTTTAGAAAAGTGTTCTGATTTTATTTTACCCAGATGAGGTAACTTTCGTTTTGGTATTAAATAAGGTTTTAAATCTTCTGCCTCTTCAAACAAATTTCTTTTATAAATTTCTTCATATTTTTTCACTAACTTAGAACAATATCTCATTAAATTTTTTTCATCATCATTGATTCTTTCCGTTAATCGTTGATTTACACGAACTTTAAAATCAACAGAATCTAAATCAGTTTTAATATTGATAGGGGCGCCAAAAAAACTTCTTGCAAATTCTAATTCTAATAACTTAGCACCATCTTTATAGTTAGTGCATCTATTTAATGCCAAACTTATTCTTTCTTTTTTTTTAAGATCTTCATTAAGTTTTTCCGAAAATTGATCTAACTCATGTTGACGTTTACCTAAAGATATTTTATCATCTTTATCTAAATCTAATAAAAAACTTATATTTTCCACCATTCCTTCTTTAAACTGTGCTAATGTAATTGACTTTTCTTTAAATTGGTCCCAATGAAGTCCCACTTGTTTCAATTTCCGTTCAGTATCCTTTAAATGATGATAGTTATGACAGTTACCACTTGTCCATCTAAATCCAGCAACTGATGCCAATTTTGTCATAGTTATATATATATATATATATATATAAACATTTATATTTAACAATATACAATGCTAAAAATACATCAATCTATACACGAAAAATTAAATTACTTTTTGAAAATCAATAAAATACCCAATCTACTGTTTCATGGTCCTAATGGCTCTGGAAAAAAAACCATCGTAAAACAATTCATGGATAACATTTATACAGACCCTAACGATAAACAACAATACATCCTTGAGGTCAATTGCGGTATGGGAAAAGGTATCAAATTTATTCGCGATGAACTTAAATTCTTTGCTAAAACAAATATTGACTCTAGTAAACCAGGCCTTTTTAAAACTATTATACTATACAATGTGGAAAACCTTACCATAGATGGTCAATCAGCACTGCGTAGATGCATTGAAGTATATTCATTTACAACCCGTTTTTTTATGGTAACCAACAATAAATATAGTCTTTTAAAACCGATCTTATCTAGATTTTGTGAAATATGGGTTCCTTTGCCTATGATTAAAGGAGTTTCCACCAACTTGTATCAAAACAACATTGAATCAACGATTACATGTACCAAACAAAACTGGTTATACAAGCAAATGAAAAAAATAAAACCGAAAACCACAAATGATTTAGTAAAATGTAGCCAAACTATCTACGAAAAAGGATTTTCTGGGTTGCATGTGTTGAAATTTATTGAACTATACGAGGAAAATGAAAAGCAAAAACACATTTGGTTGATTTATTTTAATAAAATACGCGAACAAATACGAAATGAAACTTTATTTATATTTATGCTACTACATTGCTATTTTTTCCGTTCAGATTATACTTTAGAAAATATTCTATTTATATAATGGACGATTATACAGTTTCTAGTTTAACAGAATCTAAAAATGAATGGGTCGTGCGTCTTGTAAACATCCTTACACCTCTCGTAAATGAAGGATTTCTTTCCATCTTTAAAGAATCCGAAAAATTATGCCAAGAAAATGATGAATACGACAAATATCTTATGACGTTTCAAAATTTTTTATCTCGCGTACCTAAATGGAATAATGACATCATTAAAAAAGAAACCGAACGTATCGTTGAAAAAAGTCAATGTAAATACCTAGACGAACTTATTACGTGCGTTCATGTAATCCATCTTAAATTACTTACCTCTATTCGTGCCGGTAACAATCAAAAAAAGATAGATATTGATATACCACAATTAGAACCTTTTATTCATAAAATTTATATTACCTGCGCTAGAAAACTATACAGTGTGGTATTTTTATACGAACAAAATCTTATACCTCTTGAACTGCAAAAAAACAGAAAAGAAGTGGACGGTATCATCAAAGAAAGCATTCTTGAATCCATTCGCGATAGCATACCCGTTGAGAAAATACTGCGCGCTTATATGGATGAAACAACCGACATCGTCGCTACGCTTAAACAAGAAAATGAAGACCAAAAACTATCTGTAGATAATGAGGAAACCTCCACTACTACAGAGAAAAAAGAGAAAGATATTGCTTTGGAATCACTAGATAAAAATGAAGTGATTAAAATAGATACTGAACCCGCTAGCGCTCCTGCTGCCGCTCCTGCTGCCGCTAGCGCTCCTGCTGCCACTAGCGCTTCTGCAGCCACTCCTGCTGCCGCTCCTGCTGCCGCTCCTGCTGCCGCTCTTGCTGCCGCTCCTGCTGCGGATCTTATTATAGATACTACTATCGGTAAGTCATTAGAACCTATTACACCGGCACCTTATAGTACTACACTTAGTACTACACCTATTTCAAGTCATTCTACGGCTATTGTACCGGTTGCCAATAAACCAAATGCTATATCGTTTAACAATACCGATAGCGCTATCAGCGTAAACAAAGAAGAAGAACAAATTAACGCGCCTAAAACGGTTGAACGTTTAGAGGCCATTAGCAACGAACGTCACGAACAAGCCAAACTTGATGCCGCCATGGAGGATGACGAAGACAAAATCAAGATCTTTGATGATGCACCTATTAAAATGGATATCCAAGACTTGACCCCTATTACCCTTAACGATACCCCAGATCTAGGTGATATTCAAATATTAACTTAATTAACTAGATATTTATAAGCTATCGCCGATTTAGGTAGCACCTTTGTAACAACCTTTTTACTGTCGTCCTCTACATACATTATTTTATACGTATGTTTATACACGTCAAGTATCACTATATCATTATTATAAGCATTTAACGTATCCTCGGTGTCAAATACGATATCGCCTTCTTTATAGTGTGGTAGGGATACACTGCTTTTTTTATTTACTTTATACCCTTTAAATAACTTTTCCTCTAGTTTTTGTATGGGTAGCGTGTCTATCCTTTTTCTATGTTTTATTTTATCAAATTCTTTTACTAAGATATACAATACACGATCATCTACTATAGAATACTCATAAGCCGGTATTAATATTGTATTCCCAGGATTTATACCCTTATGTAGTAAAGAATCATCTAACAACAATGTATTTTTACTGGTTATTTTATTATTATAAATGTACGTTAACTCTTTTATGGTTTTATCATTGATATATGGTATTTTATAAGTTTTTTTATTTACACTATCCTTATACACTACCGCATCTTCCAATAAAGCATGGCGAGAAATAATACAAATACTTTTTTTATATTCTTCTGGTAATAATATCTTTTTTAATATTCCATGTACATAGGTGGTCCCACCTAAACTCCAAAAACCTACATTGAAATGCTTAAAACAATATCGTAAAAAGATATTTAGATAAGATCTTTTAAATACCAACATTTCTTTTACCTTTTCTACTTTTACAATGTTTTGCTTTTTCTTTGTTTTTTTGTGATGCTTCTTTGATTTTTTTGTGTTACTTTTTTCATGTAGTTTTAAAGTAAACATTTCTGCCCCTTTTACATTTGCTATATAATACGTATCATCTACATTCTCTATACTGTGTATTAAGGTACTGTCTAAATCTATTATTATATTTAACATATAGATTAAGATAATATTTAAATAATACATTTAACATTTCCGATGTAAATGGAAGGTTTTGAACCTTCAACCTGATTAGTTACGTCGCTCCATTTGACTACTTTGGAATAACTCCATTCCGGAGTGAAGGATTCGCACCTCCGAAGGCAACATAAGTTACCACGACGCGCAAAATCAGGTTTTCACCAGAACATTCCCTATGTATATATTTTATATATCTGTATGTCTTTACGTTTATTTATTTTTAAATATAAATTCTACTTTAAACGGAACTTATGGAAATCCATTATATTGTGCTATTGATATTGATGGGGATGTAATTTTTTGTGAAGTTACTGGAAAAATATATAAATTTGAATTTATTGAATAGTAATATTTTCATATATAATTACATATGAAAATATTACTAGGAATAGTTGGGCAATATAGAACATTTGAAAACACTTGCACTAATATTTATGAAAATTTAATTAATGCAAATCCTCATCATAAATTTGATATTATACTTAATACTGATTTTGAAAATAAAAATGTGATTGATTACTTTAATAAAGAAAAAAAAATTATTCATTATGATAAACAAACTTTATATAAAAAATTTGAAGAATGTTATGGAAATAATTTAATTAAAATAATTGATTATAATGTATGTGAAGAAGATATAAAAAATGGAGCATTTGCAATTTTTAAAAAAAGAATTAATATTACTGTGGATTATATAAGAGAAAATTCATTAAATTATCAATTATATATATTCATAAGATTTGATGTATATTTTATAAATAAAATAAATGTAGAAAAATATTTTAATAATAGTTTCAATTTTATTTGTAGGAATTCTTCCAATATAAGAGTGGATCATCATAGAGATTGGGATTTATGTTGGATATTTTCGAATTTACTATATAACGATTTTTTTAATCATAAATATCCAAATAATTATAGTTTTAAGGATAATTTATCTATTGATGAATTATTAAATTTTTCTGATATTATTAATTTTAAAACAAATTATATTAATCTAGTAAAAAAAAAAAATAAAATTTTTGAAAATTGGGTTAAAGGCTTTTGGATTCTTTTTTATAATATGTATAAAAATAAATGCTTAATTAATTTTGATGAAGAATATTTTATGGAAATACAAAGATAAATATAACATTCTTTTAACCCTTCACTTTCACGGTATTCATTAAACGCTTTCTTGTCCCCCGTGCTTTACAAACAGCAAATCGACCACTTCCGCGACGCTTCAAACGCCTCTTTGTCCCCCGAGACGCCCGTCTCAACGAGATCAATCACGGTCAACTTCAACAGCGACTTCAGGTGGGCAATGTCTCCTGTGACGCCCGTTTTGCCGAGATGAATCACGGTCAACTTCAGCAGCGACTTCAGGTGGGCAATGTCTCCTGTGACGCCCGTTTTGCCGAGATGAATCACGGTCAACTTGGGCAGCGACTTGAGATAGGCAATGTTTCCCGTGACGCCCGTGCTGGACAGGTCAATCTTGGTCAAGTTGGGCAGTAACTTGAGATAGGCAATGTTTCCCGTGACGCGCTTCCCGGTGAGTTTAATCACACTCAACTTTCGCAAAGATTCTAGGTGGGCAATGTTTCCCGTAACGCGCGTGCCATTGAGGTCTATCTTGGTCAAATTCGACAGTGACTTGATCTTTTCCATATCAAAGGTTAGTTCTCGTCGGAGGTTATATGATAGTTGAAATTCGGATGCACTTACACCTGTCTGTATCCGAAACTCCACCACACACCCATCATCATCCAATACAATTCCCCCATTCTCCAAGAGTTTGTAGTAAATTTTGGTACCAATAAGGACCTTCAATAAGAATTGTTGTTTTTCCCCAGTTATTTTTCTTTTCAGACGACTATTGAGTTTCTTATTTGATTTTTCCAATTGTTGGATACGAATATGAGATGCCATTACTTACATACGAAATACTGTGTAAAATTCGTTTCAATTTATTTAAATTATTTCATCCACTAACCCATACTCCAAACACGTTTGCGAATCCAACCACAAATCCTTTTGCAACAACGCATTCAACGTAGCTTCGTCCAAATGTGTATACTCCAAATACAACTTGCGAATAATAGACATCAAAATACTCATATTCGACATTTGATCCTGCATCTCGTTATACTTACCCGACTCACTCCCCGATAACTGATGTATCAATATCAACGAATTATCCGTCATGTACCGCTTCGCGCCAACTACCGACATTAAACTTGCGGCACTTGCGGCAAATCCATCCACATAGGTGTACACCGGTGTTTCCATCTTACGTATTAAATCTATGATATATAACGTATGATACAAACTTCCTCCTTCACTTTGAATGTGCAAATGAATGGGCGGCGGTTCTATTTTATATTGCACCTGAAATATTTTACTTTTCGCATCCAAGTCCATTAACTTATTTTTCAACTCAAAACAACTACGCTGCGTAACCGGCGCATAAAAATAAATATCGTTGTTTAAATCCTGTATGATACCCACCTCACTTACACTACTCTGTTCTGCACTCGAGTTGATGATCCGATTTTTCAAAGGATTGTTATCCCCAGGTACTATACTAGACATGGTTAACATACTTCCTACCATGTTACGCCTTGATATCTGTGGAAGCAATCCCTCAACACGAAACAACAAAAAAGAATAGAGCAAGTATCCTACACGCATATATATATAAAGGCAAGATATTATTTACATTTCTATCATAGTATCATGAACCCATTTTCTACCTGAATTATTGTCAAACTCACCTACTTGTATTACTTTATCAGCTAACTCTTTGTTCCAAATACCTTTTTCTTGGTCAGCTATGACGGTTTCCATATCCTCCAACACAGTACCCTTAGTGTAAATATTCTTTTTAACCTCTTCCATTAAACTTGGTTTCAACATAATATAATCAAACATCGCTCTTTCATTTTCATAAAAGCGAGGACACGCAGTTCTTTTCATGTGCAACAACAAATATCGCTCTGGTCCCAAATTATCAATCACTCGGTTCATCTTTTCTTTATTCTCATTTAACAATCGCTTTACTACATAATCCGTATACACCTCTGAAACGTTGTGTTTTTTCTGATAATATTTTACACTTACCGCCAAATACAAATTACTAAACATATCCGCCATGTCCCCCGATAGTTGTTGCTCCCGCTTTAACGCTCCTCCTTTTAACGCTACAAAATTAGTTAATGTAGCAAATCGCACCACCTCCTGGTCTAATTCTTTTCCCAATGTAAAACTACGGAAATACAATGACAGACTGTGCCCTACCAACGCATTAAAACTCTTCTTAAACGCCGATATATCATCGTTTAAAATAGATTCCAACAAAGGAAATATATGCGGATGACTCTTGTTTAAGCCCTGACCAAATATAATCAAACTACGAGTCAACGTATTGGATCCCTCTACGGTTATTCCTATCGGCGCACTCCGGTAAAATGCTTCCAGGAAATTATTCCTACCTAAACAAATCGCTCCACCCGCGTGAATGTCCATGGCATCGTTCAACACCTCGCGACCTCTCTCCGTGGTTTGTTGCTTCATGATTGCACTTACCACCGCCGGTGTATGCCCTTCATCCAATAAATCATTTGTCATTTCCACCGACGATTGTATGACCCACGTATGATACATCATGCGCATGAATTTTTCTTGAATGGCCTCCATGGACGCCAACGGCATGCGAAACTGCTCACGTATCTTCATGTAATGATAAATACCATATGTCGCCGTTTTACTACTCGCATTCGCCGTCGCCGGCAAACTCACGCCACGACCCGCTGATAAACATTCCATCAACATCTTCCACCCATTTCCTATATTCCCTTCGCCACCAATGACTTGATCCAACTCTATGTCTATCTCGCCCTTAATCGTACCATTGGGAAAACCCGCATTCAACGGATTATGATACGTATCTTGAATTAAACCTGGATGATCTCGTTCTACCAACGCCACTGTAACACCCGTCTTTTTTAACAGTCCTGCGGGATCTTCTAACTCAAATGCTATACCCATTAGATTCGCCACCGGAGCTAACGTAATGTATCGCTTATTTAAACGAACACGCAATTTTAACTTGCCATCTACTTCCACAACACGACCTTTGTCTATACTCCCGGTAGCATCCGAACCATTGTTTGGACCCGTCAACCCAAAACAAGGAATACACTCGCCCGATGCTAATTTCGGCAAATACTTTTCCTTTTGCTCTTTCGTACCATATTCAATTAACAATTCGCCGGGACCCAGGGAATTGGGTACCATCACAGCCACACCTAACGCTGGTGAGGCACTCGCTATTTTGGTTAGCAAAGCAGACATTTCATTTACCGATAATTTTATACCACCATAACTTTCATCTATTAAAAAACTAAAAAACTTATTTTTAGCCAAATGATTGATCCAGAAATTATTATCCTCGTTGGGATACAAAGGTTTGTTCTCCACATTCTTTAACAAAAACTCGGTTTTCGTAACCGGGAACTTGGTTTCCTCCACATACGGCTTGGGAAAACGATACGTACCACACAATATATCACGATCCACACAAGTTGTTCCACTCTGTAAAGCAATCATTTCTGTATCAGAAATCTTAGGAATGCGAGACTTCACTAGACGAAATAAAGCACGATACATTTATTGTATATTAATGTATTATTTTTATTATCCTATTATAAAGTATTTATGGTTTCTTGTTGTAATCACCGCCCTCATGATAAAACATGTAAACGACAAGACGGTAAAACATTTAAACTCCCAAGAAAATTTTCTAAAAAACAATGCAATAATCCACGAGGATTTACCATGAAAGCGTCTTGCGCTCCCTATAAACATTGCAAACAACAGCGCGGTGGCGCCAACTCTTGTAAAGGATCTGGCAACGCTATTGCTATTTTAAATCAAAACAAGGACAATATTAACGGTCACGTACGATTTATACCACACAAATCGGGTCTTCATATTGACTATGATATAAAAGGTCTCGAAGACGGTGAACACGGTTTTCATATTCATGAATACGGTGATCTAAGTGAAGGGTGTACTAGCGCCTGCTCCCATTTTAATCCTGATAAGTGTGATCATGGGGGACTACATAGCAAGGTTAGACATGCCGGTGATTTAGGAAATATTATATCTAAAGATAAAATCGCCAAAGGACGACTATATGCTAGTAAACTGTCAACCAATCCTAAATCTAAATACAATATCGTGGGAAGAATGATTATTGTACACGAAGACCGTGATGATCTCGGTAAAGGAGGGGATGAAGAATCTTTGAAAACGGGAAACGCCGGAAAACGTGTAGCGTGTGGTGTCATTGGATTAGCGTCAAAACACTAAATATATATTAACGGTCACTTTCGATAAGTTGTCTTGTTTCTTCATTTGGATAAACATACGTGAAATCCGGCTGATCTTCCTCTCCATCTTTCAATACTGTTGATCTTCCTGTTGTAACACACAGGTCATATACGTTAAAATTGGTATTTAAATCAAAATTACTGGTTCGTGTTGAAAAGTTAATACTAATACTTCCTTCGTCGCCGGATATGATTCGATGAAATATACCCGCAGGCCACACTATCATTGCCGGTCCATCGTAATATAATTTATTGTTTTTATAAATTTTATCTGGTGTTACGACAAAAGAAGCCTTTTGTTTTTTAGTTGGATCATATATATCAACATATCGCGTTCCTTGAACTACCATCAAATTATCGTCTTGACCAGGATGCATATACCACGGTCTTTTAACGGGAGGCGTGCAATCTTCAACTGGTCCTGGAGAAATACTGTTTGGTGCATGAATCACGCGATCTATACCATTAATAGTAGGAATATCCGAAGGAACCATCTCATCAAATTTTACTCCTGTTGTTCGCCTAAGAATACGCATTGGAATGAGACGATACATTTATGTATATACAGAGACGGTTTATTTTTATTATGATATTATAAAGTATTTATGAATTCTTGTTGTAATCTTCCGCGTCCCATGATAAAACATTATTTAGTATATCGCCATTCCGCTTGTGGAATATCAGAACTAGTGTTCGTATCTGAGTCCGTGTAGTCATGATACGCCAATGATACCTTTGGAGTTATAGTTAATGGTTCCGCTACTGCTGTGTTTTTATTGAAAAATGTTTTATACAAATAAAATGTATCTCTTGGATAGTTAAACGTTTGCACTGACCCTTCCTCTATGGTTTTTGGACCTTTTAATACTACAGCCTTTACAACCCATACTGTACTTGTTTGTGATTTTTTCCATGAAGACATTTCTATTACTTTTATTTTCATAGTTGAATTATCACGGGGTACGTTATCTATTTCTGGAACATTCTGAAATGGATTTGGTCCTTTTTTATAATCAACTATTAATACAGTTCCTTTAGGAAATACCGTTTTCCAACCAAATAAACTTGCTATATTTTTTGGTGTAACAGTTACCGGTTTTGGCCATTCCTTCTTTATTTTACCCCTATACCCCCTATTTGATTGCGGTAGCCGGTCTACTGATGAAGCCCAAGAAGAAGGTAACACCAATGGTGAACTTCTTCTTTTTCTTCTTGTCGGCGAGTATGATGTTCTTCTTCGTAGTCTTGTTCCTTTTCTTCTTGTCGGAGAGTATGATGTTCTTCTTCTTCTTGTATTCTTTATTGGCATTATATATATACGTATATTAATTTACCATAATATGTCCTATTACCGGAAACATATATATACTCTTAAACTTATGTAAGGGTAGTTTATATATCAACCACGTAAACAATAAACAAAAGGGTGCATATTTTATATTGTCAGTTACCGTAATAAATCGCCAATAATGCAAAGGTACGTGAAAACACAATAAATAATAATACACCCATTTAGGTTTTTCAATAAACATTTCGTGCAAACAAACCGACTGTATCAACTTAAATGGTCCCACCATGTCCTTACTAAAATGATACGTGGATCCTAATACCAACCAAAGATATCGCATATCCACCGGAGAAAAATACGTTAACGTAAAACCGGATAGATACCCCAGTCCTACCTGAGGGAGCGGTTTTGTAATTAGATCTGTAATCCCATGCGCAGCTATCGTTGCAGCACCTATCTTCAAAGATTTGGTATTTTCTAAACGATCTAACAATTGTGGAATCTTGTAATATTGTTGAAGCATGGGTCGTTGATAACTAACCACACTCGTAATCAAAGTCAAACATACTAATCCTTTTAATTTCATTGTATATTCTATATTGTAAAACTATATTTATATGATATTACCTACACGTATACCATTTCCATAGATAGGTAATAAAGAATATTCACCTACTTCTATTTTTCTAAGCGGAGGATACACTATAGATATGTAAAACAAATATCTAGTAAGTTTACTAAAATTTGCACCACCTCCATGTTCCACCTTAGAGCACCAAGCATACACTTCACCTTTTTTACCTGTTAGACAATACCACCAAGGAAATAATCCATTGTTCGCTTTCGCAACTAATGGTGCCAAGGTTTTATCCACATCATGTAAAAAAATACCAAAAGAAATAGCGTCTTTATACCTAATAGTATCCACCGTATCCTCATGAATACGTTGACCAATTGCTCCTGGATAGGTAATAAGAGAAGATACTTCTGTTATAGTTGCATTTTCATTGTATAAGGGTAAGGATTGGGTTTTCCACGATAACAACAATCGTTTTACTATCTCTAATCTTGCTCCTTCTAATGGTATATATAAATCTGATCTACCTTTTCTCGTATTAATATTTCCGTACATCGTACTATCTGCGATACTATCCCAATGTATTATATCCTTTTTTACCTTATCACACAACATAAGAGGCATTTTTCCTAATCCACACGCTACTCCTTCTCTATATAAACGATCTACATTTTGTCTTATATTTGCTTTACACGGTAACGACGGTAACACATACGCATAGTTAGAGGGTATAGGTATATAGCTAAGGGCTATTTCATTTTTTATACAGTAATTTAATACTACAAAAACTACTATGATTAATGTTACCAACAACATTAGTAGTAGTAGTACATTTTTTATAGTTAATGCTATCATAGTATATATAGTATCTATATTAATTATCATATTAGTAAACTAACTAGTGTACTTTACCACTTTTATGATATCACCGTGGAATGGATATAAATAACTATACACTCTATACCACCTATTATCATCTTTAGGTTCCATGGACTCTAATTTTATAACAATCGTGTACGTATTGTCCTGATTTTTAACAATTCTATATATTTGTAAGGGAATGCCTGTTTGAGGACGTTTTATACATACACTTTTTACGATTTGGACCCACATACCTTTTTTTATTTTTTTTGGATAAAGATAACTAAATATGTGCTCTCGCAATTCTTTTATCTCAAATACGCTCATAAGTATATATATAAATTCTATTAAATATTTATATATATATGGATAATCGTTATTATAAACTATGTATTGTCGGTGAATCTAATGTAGGTAAATCTTCTATCGCAGAACGATACGTAAATCATACGTTTAATGATTATTCTACCACTACTATTGGTGCCGCTTATTTTAGCAAGTTAATCCAATACAATAATTCCAATGTTCATCTACAAATATGGGATACCGCCGGACAAGAAAGATATAGAAGTATTACACCCCTCTACTATAGAAATGCTGCTGCGGTTATTCTTGTATTAGACCAAACTTGTGTAAAATCCAATACACTACTTGACTACTGGATACCTGCTATCAAAGAACATATACCTGATATACCTATTTTTATTGCGATAAACAAATGTGATTTACCTTCCAATTTGTGTAACTTATCTATTGATTCCATCGCAGAAAAGTATTCGAATGTTAAACATACCTTTGTATCCGCTAAAACAAACCAAGGTATACTAGAATTATTTAACGATATTGTTCAAACCATCTATCACGATAAAAATATACCCGTAACGAGTTCAGATACTATTACTCTCGTAAAAGAGAGCCCGCCTACTAACTGGTATAATAAATGTAGCATTCTCTAAGTTTACAAATACATGACTACGTTTTCTTTGTTTACTAACTCTACTTTTATCGGTGTAACGGAATAAACCGTGTTATCTATTGCTTGAATACTATTGTAACTCATCTCGCCTCCAGGTCTCGGCGAGTGTTTGCAATATTTAATGCAATCACAGACCGTTTCCGGTGACTTTGGAATCGTAAACTCCTTGTCTATAAAACACTGTATTGGTTTAAACGAATCGCGCCGCATGGACCACGATATGAGCGTCTGAGAATTTTTGGCATACCTCATAAAATGCATAATGTTCATTATACTACTATCCTACACTTTTTTTTCAATTTATGGGTGTATTTACTATCCCAGAAATTGAAACCTACCTAACTAGTCCTCATTCTAGTTTTTTAGTCTCTGCGTCTGCCTGAACTGCGTTTGCCTGAACTGCGTCTGGCGCCCCATTTCCTGTTACTGTGTTTGGTTGAACTGTGTCTAGCGCGCCCCATACTGTTGCTGTCTTTGCCTGAACTGTGTCTAGCGCGCCCCATACTGTTGCTGTGTTTGCCTGAACTGTGTTTGCCTGAACTGTGTTTGCCTGAACTGTGTTTGCCTGAACTGTGTTTGCCTGAAGTGCGTTTGCTTGGACTCTTCTTTGGCGGTGACGGTACGGGCGACGGCACGGAGTCTACTGCAGCTCGCTCTGCTGCTCTATCATTATAATGATTTATAATAGTATCTTCACTAATAGGCGAACTAATATCATCGTACTCCGGAGAAAAAGGACATTCGCCTACATCACCATAATTTTTATTACACGCAATTAAATTAGCAACATTTTCATTGAGTGGTTTACCTGAAAACAGTGCAAATCTTATTTTACCATGATACTCCGGACCAAGTTTTTCTTTAAGGCGTGATAACTGCCCATCCGGATACCTGTTTATCCTATTTTTTCTGTTATAGTTTAATGTTTTATCCACTAATAATATATAACGTATTACTTCCTTGTGTATCTTTTTAATTTCTTGAGGTGTTCGGTGGAAACGATTCACTAAAACTAAATCTGTCTCTGGTATATCACCTTGGGACCCATCTTCATATTGAACCGTAAACGTACCATCCCGATGTTTTCTACTAAATAATACCGCCATTTCATAACTACCCGTGTGTTCTTCATTTTTAAAAACATGTACAACATCAAATTTCTTAAAACCCTTCGGTTTTTTAACCCCTCCTACTTTTTTACGTGTATACCTTTTCATTTTACATTATCTATATATTTTAATTAAATTAAACACTTCTCTATACTATATGTAATGTTTCCTAACGAAATATGGTGTCGTATTTTTGAATATGATCCAACTTACAAACACCTATTTCACCAATGTCTAGATGAAATCCCAGATATAAAAATTGCAAAAAACCATAAGCACTTTTATGATTCCCTATTACTAAACAATAGAATCTCTTTTGATATAGATACAATTAGCGGTTCGTGTCCTTATCTTTGTATTGCAGTAGACGAATTTACCTTTTTCGGAAATTTCACTAGCGTAGATTTCATCAACACCGAACACAATAAACGTTCTATTTATGATAACGATTCTCTTATTAATGCTAGAAAGGATGGTATAGATACACGTTTACGTCCTTGGGAATGGTGGCTCCATCTATATTACAACAATACTACTACTATTTTATCTTGCTCCTACCAACAAATCCATGGGGTTTTACTTGAAATTCTGTATATGGAAAATCAAAACACCATGACCAAACAAATCTCTGAATCTACCGCAAAACAACTATATACACTGGTAAAAGATTATTGGTTATCTAGTGATAATGGTCTCCATTGCCGAAAAGAACAAAAAGAATATACCATCCATAAGTCTTGTCTTACTATTCCTAACGCAATGATAAGAACCTATGATTTTAGTTTATTTACCTTGAATTAACATATGCCCTTATCCTATATATGATTTATGATACCATTACATCCTATATAGAAAATTATAACCAATCCATTAATCAACAGAACAAACAAACCTACGGTGAGGTTTTCACTCCTTTTTCCTTAGTCCATACCATGTTGGATACCATTCCTATAAACGTATGGAGAAATCCACGTCTACAATGGTTAGATCCGGCAAACGGTACAGGGCATTTCATGATGATTGTTTTTTCTCGTCTTTGGCGAGAACTTCGTGATTGGGAACCCGATGATTTAAAACGGGAAACTCATATTATTACAAAAATGATTTTTATGGTAGAAATCAACGAAACCAACGTTGATTTTTCTCGCCAAGTATTCGGTAAAAAAGCAAATATCTACCATCAATCCTTTTTTACCTATGACCAATCCTTTGATGTTGTCGTGGGAAACCCTCCCTTTAACATTTCGCGAGAAAAAACATGCGGCAAAACCCAATGGCAAATGTTCGTGAAGCGAATCCTTTTTCAAACTCTTCGTAGTAACGGGTTGTTTTTATTTATGACACCGCCTATTTGGCGTAAACCGTGTCCTGAAAAAAGTATCAACACACCTCTTTTTAGTTTGTTAACCAAACAAAACCAAATGCTCTACCTATCTATACAAAATAAAAAACGAGGTATGCGAGATTTAGGATGCAATACACGATATGATTGGTATTTAGTAGAAAAAAAAAATTGTTATAAACATACTATTATTTGCGACGAAGACATTAGTCGATGTGAATTGTATCTACCCTTTTATACATGGCTTCCTAATTCTAGAATAAAAGTGATTATGAATTTAGTCGCTAAACGCGATGAAACACGACTTCCTATTTTATATGATCGTACGGCGTATAAAGCAGATCAAAAAACAATGCCTTTAGATAAACAATGGGTTTCAGAAAAAGAAAGTTCCGCTTTTCCATTTCCTCTTATTCATTCTACACCTCAAAAAGGAATTCAATATCGCTTTTCCTCTGTATACAACCGCGGACATTTCGGTATTCCAAAAGTCATTTTTGGTGAAGGAGGGGCACATCACTGTGTTTTAGACATAGACGGGAAATACGGTATGACTCATGGTGCCATGGGTATTGTAGTCAATGATATAGAAGAAGGTAAACAATTTCAAAATATTATTCTTAGCGACCGATTTAAAAAACTTATGGATGCATGCTGTTTTTCTTCGTATCGCATGGATTGGAATGTTCTCGCACAATTTTCCAAAGAAAGATTTTTATATGATGTGTAATCACCTACATCAAATTATATCTTCGCTTTATTTCCGGAGTAATGGTTATGCCTTTTGGAAGCGCTATGTATTCCCGTCCATTCAAGTCGGCATTCCCTGTTGCGTGAAGTTCATACAAGTCAGAACTACTTTTCTGGTCATTAGGAGAAGTTAGTTTACCATTCCAAGGATAACTATAATTCATGGTCGAAATTTGCGATGAGGAATAAACGGGTGTAGATGAACTCATGGTGGATAGCTTTAAACTATGATATGTTTACACTTTCAATTTGTGTTTTAAAAGCGTTGTTATAGGAAAGAATAACAACATATTTACTTTAGGATACAATAAATATTAAATCCTATATTAATATATAATGGTGGAAAATGATGCTAGTTTAAATGTAACATTTAGTGTTGACGATGTGGACGTTTCAGACAACCCTGTATATGTTAAAGCAGGTGAGACTATAATGGCTACTATTGAATCAGATGATGTATCGTTAAATGATGTGGATGTCTCTTTTTCAGATACGAACGGAAATTTATTCACACCTGTCAATGTAGTGGAAGACAGCGATGATATCTGGATTGCCGATTTTACTATATCTGAAGACGATGAAAATACAGAAATTAAATATTACATATCCTATACAGATTCGACTGGGGTTGAATATGATGCATCGGGTGATTCGAATATTTTTATTGACACCATAGCACCTATATTAGATCAACTTACAACAATTGGTACTACAAACGATACATCACCTAGTATGGACTTTTCATCGAACGAAGCAGGAACATTAACATCTACTCTAAATCTCAGTGGGAGTACTGATGTAATTGATGGTTCTAATACCCTAACCTTTGATAGTTTATCGGAGGGTACGTATAGCGATGTAACTATAACGGTCACAGACGATGCGGGGAATTACACTAACTTACCAATAACAGAATTTACTATTGATACCACACCACCTACATTAGAAGAACTTACAGAAATTGGTATTACAAATGATACTTCACCTAGTATGGACTTTTCATCCGACAAAGCAGGAACATTAACATCTACTCTAAATTTTAGTGGGAGTACTGATGTAATTGATGGTTCTAATACCGTAACCTTTGATAATTTATCAGATGATGAAACGTATAGCGATGTAACTATA